CAAACATGAGTCATTTCAACTAAATCAGAAACAGAGTTTTCTCTAGCTTTGAAAATCATAGCTATAGCTTCAAATTCATTTCTTGCTTGTAACCCAAGTGTATTTGCTATTTGTTTTGCTGTAGAAGGTGAATCACCAGATGTAAGAAGTAAAGCGTCTTTTTCTCCAAGAGAATTGTAACGCTTTACTGAGTTAAGAAATTCTTTGTATTCCTTAATGCTTGCTGCCATTACATATCTTTAGGAAGTAAAGGGTCGTAGAAAGTTGGTATCACATCAAATATATAATCTTTTTCAAATTTACAATCTTTGTTGTTACATTTGATAATTTTTGATATTTTAATTATTGATTGAACACTTTCAAAATTCTCCAGTAATTCATTATCTTCTTTTAAAGATAAATTATCAACTTTTTCCATTATTTCATCAATGCTAGTAACGGGTTGTCCTTGAAAATGAGACATATGAAGCAACGTTTGTAAATTACGTGGTGGTTCAGCTGGGTATTTTTTAATAACTTTCTTTAGAGAATCTTTATTAGGTAAATCTCTCCATTGAACATTACCAGTCTCGATTGGAAATTTATTCGGAGTATAATCTGTAATTTCTGTTAGAGTTGTATCAATATCTATCACTTCGCCACACTTATCACAGTCTAACGAAAACGCGATTTCTTCATCAATACTTAACTTTCTTAACTCTACCAAGATATATTGAATCTCGTCAGGTGAGTAATAAGCTTTTGTATCTGAGATATATGGCATAACCAATACATTAATAATATCTTCTTCAGATACTTTATCTTCTTTTTCTTTAAATAATTTGATGAAGTCTTTTTTAGTTTTAGACTTCCAAGGGGTTAAAGTTATAACTTTATTTGTGCCTAGTTTTAATTCCATTTTGCCTACCTATTGTTTAATTAGTAATATTCTAACACGTTATTATTAAACTAATATTAAAGTTATTCTAATTCGTTATCAGGGTCATCATAAATTGTACTAACCGTGTTAGTACCAATACCACTAACAAATTCATCGCTATAACTTCTTGCAAGAAATGTCACATCAAATTCGGCTATTTGAGTACTATTGTTATCAAAATTAATAGACGAAATACTTGTTATTAAAGCGTCTGTTGTATAAAAAATAGTTTTGCCAGTTGAGTTGATACTTACAGTTGATTTTATATCATCAAAATACATATGTTGTTGAGATACCCATATAGTTTGAAAGTATCTTCTAATAGCACCTCCACCATAATCTCTAAACTTTATAGTAAATCTAAAGTTTTCAAATAATCTTACACCAATTCTTCTCTCTCCACCTAAAACCTCATCAATTTCAGGAGAAGTAAGCTCAGGAACATTGATTGCTATAACACCTAATTCTAAGCTTTCAGCTAGATTGGTAGGCGATATTAAACTACTATTATTAAAGAAGAATTCAAAGTCGTCTGTCAAAGTCCAGTTTGCGTTTTTCGCTTTTTCTAATACATCATTAATTAAGCCCATTATGTTTCCTTTAAATATTTATAAATATTTAAAGATATTAGGAGTATTTATGCCATTATCACCAAATGAGTATCTACATAAAGCAGGTGGAAACTTGGCTAGACCCACAAATTATACTGTTTTTTTAGAATTTCCTGGAGACTTAACAAGAAATTCTAGCTTTGAAGGGCAAATTTATGATATTTTATGTAAAACTGCAACTTTGCCAGCAACTAAAAATATCGGAGTGGACTATATCTATAAAGGCCATAAAATACAAGTTCCATCTAGATCAGATTATGATAGAACATTTGCTTGCACTTTTTTACTAGATAACAATCAATTTCTGCAAGTTGATTTTCAAGATTGGATTGCATCATTGGATTCAACTTATGTAAACCATAGCGCAAAAGCGTTAAGCGCTTACGAAGATGCAGCGTATCAAGAGACAAAAACGTATGGTAGTATGGTATTAATAGCCAAAGATTGGAACGGTAATGAAACTGCTCAATATGTGTTTGAAGGCTTATACCCTTCATCTGTATCAGGAGTAGAATTTAATGGGGATAGCGTATCAAGTATTTTAGAATTAACTGTAGAATTTAATTTTTTAAGATACACAATAGTACCATCAAATTCATCAGCGACTCAAGGATTTATCGAGAGTTTAGTAAATGATACTATAACGTCTTTAGCAAGTGCTATAAAAGACTTAGGCGATGAATTAACGCAACCTTTAGAAGACTCTTTAAGCACGCCTTTGAAAAAATTGAATGATTTTGAAAAGAATAAACAAACAAATTTAGATACGGCAAACAAAAAATTTAAAGAAGCATTGAGGTTACATGGCTAAAATTAACGAATTACTTGCAGTTGTTTCATCAGGTGCAAGAAGAAATAAATATAGAGTTTTAATACCTGTAACAGATGATAGCAATTTATCAAGAAATATGGATATATTATGTCATAGCGCAAGTATACCAGGAAGAGCACTAACACCCGTAGATGTTATTGTAAAAGGTAGAAAAGCTCAACTTGTAGGTGAAACTAGTTTAGAATCTACTTGGGAAGCGATATTTTACAATACTACAAATATGGAAGTTAGAGATTATTTTCTAGATTGGATGGAAGATATGCATAGTTTGAAAACTCCCGACGACGATAATGGTGGAGGTGTTTTAGGTCTAGATAACTTAAATAAAATTGTAAAAGCAGGTAGAGGTATCGCCGCTGACGCTACAGCAGCCTTAGACCAAATTAATGGTTTGATAGACGACCCAATAAATGCTTTATTTGGCGACCCAAGTTACACTCCTGAATATCAAAGAGAAATTACTATACAACAACTTGGTTCAGGCAATTCAAATGATACTTACCAAGTTAACTTAATAGGAGCATTCCCAATTAATATAGCAACTGTAGAATTTGATGATAGCACAGCAGAAATATCGACAACTACTGTAACCTTCGCATACAGTGATATAATAGTTGGAACTATTCCTAAGCGTTCAAATGCTCAGATATTACTTGGAGACTCGGTAGGTGGATTATTTTAACGAATAATTTTAAACATATTATAAATAATAAAATAGTTTATAAAATTAAGGAAATATAATGGCAACAATTAGAGAATTATCGGCAACAATTGGAGCTGGAGCTCGCGCTAATAAATATCGTGTAACTTTCGCATTCCCAGCTGGTGTTACAGGTGTTACAAATCTTGATGAGGTTGATGTTTTAGCTAAAACTGCAACAGCGCCAGGAAAAGAAATAGGTCAAATTGAGCTTTGGAATCAAGGTCGTAAATTAATTATCCCTGGAGATACATCTTATGATGGTCAATGGCCAGTAGATTTTTATTTAACAGAAAATCACTCTCTAAGATTAGATATGATTAAATGGACAGATGCTTGTGATAACTTTCAAAAGAATACTCACTCAGGTAATCCAGGTGCTATTTATGCTGATTTAAGATTAGAGCAACTTGGTAGTGACGGCGAAGTTACTGCTACTTACACAATGCACAACTGTTTCCCAAGTAATGTAGCTGAAATCACTTATGGTGATGATACTGCTGATACTATCGGCGAATTCAACTGTGTATTTACTTATTCTGACTGGGTTGTTGGTCTTGGTGAAGAATCAGACTATACTCCTATTACTCCTACAGAAAACGATATCGCTTAATTCGCTTAATTTTTAATTTGGTATAAATTTGGTATATATTTATAGAATAAGTAACATTGAATTAAAAAAATATTATTATGGTGTTAGAACTGCTAAAAATCCAATAAAAGATTTAGGGATTATATATTTTAGTTCTAGCACTGTTTCTATCGTTAACACAGGCTGATATTAAACAAATATAAATAAACTAGCAACAGTGAGCAGTGATAGGCTCTGAAGTGTCGTATATAATGAAGAATTATTTACCACAGAAAAGATACGGATGATTACACTTTCCTGTTGACTATAAAAAGCCCTATATGGCAAAGGATATATATGTCCAACTTTTTAAGCCCTGGTGTAAACTGCTTATAAAATATATGCACCACTATTTGGTAACAAATAGTTAAAAATTAATTGAATTGCGGGAAACACCTTAGAGCTTTAAGTACTAAACTTATATAGTGATATATAAGTGGTTTATTTTAACTAAATAAAATATAGTAATAATCTTAAAGATTGGTCAATCCGCAGCCAAGATTCTTAAAAGGCATAGTTTGTATATTTACAAAATAACAAATAAAATAAACGATAAATTTTATATAGGTAAATCATCCAAATTGGTAAATGAAAGTACTGATTATTTTGGGTCTGGATTACTTATAAAGAAAGCTATAATTAAATATGGTAAAGAAAATTTTGTAAAAGATATTTTAGTTGATAATATACAAACTGAACTTGAATTAAATGAGTTAGAGATAGAATTTATAGATAAACATAAGTCCGAATTTGGCAAGAAATGTTATAATCTTGCTGAAGGAGGAACGGGTGGAAACTCTATTAAATTTTATTCTGAAGAGCAGTATAAGAAATTTGTAGAGAAAATGAAGAAAGTATCTAATAGAAGCAACCAATCTGGAGAATTAAATCCTAATTGGAATAATAAGTATGATACAGGAACCCTTAAAGAAGGGTATATGTTTTTCAAAGAATCCTCAAATTGGAATAATACGCAATATCTATCACTATATGATGATAAAGTTAAATCAGGTGAATTTATACCTTTTTCTAAAGGTATAAAACAATCAGATGAAGCTAAACTACAGAAAAGTATAGATATGAAAAATTGGCATTTAGAAAATGAACATCCGTTAAAAGGGCTAGAAAGAGAAGATAGTCCTAATTATGGTTCTCATAGAACAGATGAACAAAAAAGTAATATGAAAATTGCCCTTAAGAAAGCTCATTCAATAAAAGTTGAATGCAAATACTGTAAAAAATTAACAAGTAGGTCCAACAATGCTAGATGGCATGGAGATAATTGTAAATTAAAGTAATTAAGAATAAGGTTCAACGACTATTCCATAAGGAAGTACAACACAAGCTTAGGTGTTGGAAGTAGTTAACTCTTTGTAATGAAGATGATGATATAGTCTAGCCTATATAGAAATATATAGAAGTTCATAAGAGAACTGGTATGCGAGTTGCGTTGCATATTGACTGAAGCGTTATATAAAAGAAATAGACAATTCTGCAATCGTACCTAATGTTTCGAATTCAGTAGCATTTTTCTCAGGAAATTTTACTAAAGGTGTTATTGAACAACCTTTTGTTGTTACTAACAAAACTGAACTTGAACTATATTTTGGTCAACCTACAAACTCAAACTATAATGAATGGTTTCAATGTTCAAAATACTTTGATTACTCAAATCAACTTGTAATTTCACGTGCTTTTACTGAAGGCAATCTTCAAAACTCTGAAATTGTTGTTCCAGGTGAATATGTAGTTGGTAGTACTATTATCAATGATATCACTAGTGTTGAAAATATATATGTTGGCGGATTCATCACGTTCTCTGGACAAAAAGATGATGTTAAATATGTAGTTACTGATATAGAAGCTGACCAAACTGGAAATGATACTTATACTATCAAATTTCTTAGAATAGATTTTGAAAGCGGTGAACCAATCACTACTCCACCTTCAAACGGTCTTCAATTTCAAATTAACCCAGGTGAAACTATTTGGATTTTCGAAGAGCACCAAAACTCTGGTTCTGACGCTTACGCTGACCCTAGAAATACATTAATACCTGTTAAGCCACTAATCAATCAAGATTACAACTTATATAAAAATGACCAAGACTTCGAATTTAAAATGGATAACATTGCTTTTGATGAAGGTGTTAAACTTAAGTTTATCGCTAAAACTGCCGGTCAAGTAAATAATAACATTAATATTGCTATTGTTAACTCTTACGATTTTACTGATAATTTTGATACTGTTAGCGACACACTAGCTGAGGCTTTTGAAGGTCAAAGTATTTTAAACTTTTTTGAATATGCACCAGTTAGAGAAGAAATAGGTATAATTATTCAACAAGGCGATGTTACAGAAACTTATGTTGTATCTTTCGACCCTACTGCTATTGATGGAAATAATAAATCTATGTATGTAGAAAATGTTATTAACGCTAATTCAGAAATTTGTTACGTTGTTGATAATATGTCTTTAGGTAAATTTACAGTTACAGTTAATCTTGGATTCGATGAAGATACTAATCAAGCTGAATCTGAAAACTTTGAAACTTATATTTATTCTGCTATTTACAAAGACTCTCAAGGTTCTACAAAACTTGACCCTAAACCTGATAGCATTGGTAGTACAGCAAACTCTGTATACGGAGCTTTAGATATGTTTGGTGGAGAATCTCCAGAAGTTACTGTTGGTGACTTAAATACTGGTTATTTTGAAGTTAATGATAAAGAGCTTTATGAAATTGATATTGTTATCGGAAATGAAAAAGATGAAGGCGACGCTGCTATTTCTTTAGCTATTGATAGAGCTGATTGTATTGCATTTGTTGGCGGAAGATATGAAGATATTGTTGGTAAAAAAGCTGCTGTTGCAACTCAAAACCTAGTTGATTATATTATCAGAAATTCTGCTGCACCTGAACGTACTATGTTTGCTGCATTCTTTGGAAATTACCACAGAATATTCGACAATTACGCTAAGAAATACAGATGGATTAACTGTGCTGGCGATATGGCTGGACTTAGAGCAAATACAAATACTAATCAAGCTTCTTGGTGGGCA